ATGCGTACGTCGTTGTTGCTGATAGCAACCTGTATGTCTGGAGCGGTTCGGAGTGGGCCAACGTCGGGCTGATCCTAGGCCCGCAAGGGCCGACTGGTGCGCAGGGTGCTGACTCCACGGTGCAAGGCCCCGTCGGCCCCACTGGCCCGCAGGGTATACAAGGGCTGCAAGGCGACACTGGCGTCCAAGGTATCCAAGGTATTCAGGGCGTCACGGGCCCGACAGGCGCACAAGGCGACACAGGCGCTGCGGGCCTAGACGGGTCTACCGGCCCGACGGGTGCTACTGGTCCGACAGGCGCAGACTCTACACAAGCTGGGCCGACAGGCCCGCAAGGTGATTTTGGCCCAACAGGTCCGACTGGATCGGTAGGCCCGACAGGCACACAAGGGCCGCAGGGTACGTCCATCACCTTTAAGGGTGAAGTCGCCACGGTCGGAGACCTGCCTGCTGCTGGTAACGAGGTGAACGACGCGTATGTCGTCACTGCCGACGGCGACCTGTATGTATGGGACGGCGCGGCGTGGGATAACGTCGGTCAGATCGTAGGCCCGCAGGGCCCCACTGGTCCGCAAGGCACCGCTGGTGTCAACGGCGCAGTAGGCAGCACTGGTCCGACAGGCCCGCAAGGCACGGAGTCGACAGTCGCAGGCCCAACGGGCCCGACAGGTACACCCGGCCTTAAAGGTCCGACAGGCGCTCCGGGGGCGACAGGCCCAGCGGGGCTCAACGGTATTACTGGTAACGCGGGCTTGATTGGGCCGACCGGCCCGACAGGCACGCAGGGTATCCAAGGTATTCAGGGTATCCAAGGTATTCAGGGCACCGCAGGGACAACTGGGTCAACGGGTTCGACCGGCCCGACCGGTACGCAGGGCCCCCGTGGTATTCAGGGCCTTGGAGGCCCGACTGGTGCGCAGGGTGCGCAGGGTACATCTATTAACTTCGTAGGCGAAGTGGCCACCGTTGGCGACTTACCACCTACTGGTAACTCAGTAAACGATGCTATCATCGTGCAGGCCGACGGCGACCTTTACGTTTGGGACGGCACAGCGTGGATCAATGCAGGGTCCATTGTCGGCCCGCAGGGCCCCACTGGTCCGCAGGGCGACGCGTCGACAGTCGCAGGTCCTACCGGCCCTACGGGTCCGCAAGGTGTTGACGGTACAGTCGGCACGGTCGGCCCGACAGGCCCGCAGGGTATTCAAGGCACAGCAGGAACGCTGGGCGCGGCTGGTCCAACTGGCCCGCAGGGTATTCAGGGTGTGCTTGGTAACGCCGGACCCACTGGCCCGACAGGTATTCAAGGCGCGACTGGTACAGGTGCCACTGGCCCAACTGGCCCGCAAGGTGTCCAAGGTGTGACTGGCCCCGAAGGCGGCGGTCCGACAGGTCCGTCTGGCCCCACTGGTTCGCAAGGCCCGCAGGGTGCTGATGGTAACGGCTCGACTGGTCCGACTGGTCCGCAAGGGGTAACCGGCCCCGGCGCTCTAGGCCCGACGGGGCCGACTGGACCGAGTGGCTTGAACGGCACAGGGACAACTGGCCCAACTGGCCCGCAGGGTCCACAGGGTGCGCAAGGCACAGGGACAACTGGCCCAACTGGCCCGCAGGGTCCCACAGCCAGCACAGCCAGTGTTATGGCGGTGATCGCTGATGCTAATATAGGTTCTGTCGGGTCTTACATTCTTGCGGCGGACCTAACTTGGACTAGCGGAGTAAGAGATGGTGGGTCAACGATTTCGGGTTCAAATCTGAGGCCAACTGGTTTCTCACGGGTAGACGAAGATTATAGCGGGTCATCCGGTAAAACTGGCCTTGGTTCCGGGGGGCCGCTAGCAGGGACATGGAAGCTGATGGGTTTTTTAAAAATGAATAGCGGGTATGGAAGATATGAGTACACTGGCGCAATGTACCTGAGGATTTCATAATGACAAACTACCGCAACGCAAAATGCCTCCACAATAGCGGTTGGATTGATTGTGAAATTGAGCATCCACACTACGGCTGGATACCTTACACGCTAGACCCTGCCGACACTGACAATACTGTCAGTAATGACAACCTGCTGGCCGCTATGGCGGCAAATGGGGATGTCGCGCCATACGTCGCGCCTACTCAAGCTGAGCTAGACGCAACACTGTCTGTGCAGCTTCGTGAGGAGCGTGACGCCCTGCTGTCGGGGGTGGACGCCATTGCGGGCAATGCCCTTCGCTGGGCAGATATTGATGCTAACGCGCAGGCAGCTTGGGGTGTTTACCGGCAAGCCCTTCTTGGTGTACCCCAGCAGACTGGCTTTCCCAATGACGTCGTTTGGCCAGCCGCGCCTTCATTTTAACTTCATAACCCCAAAGGAGTAATGACTTGCAGGTTCTACCTAAATATGCGGGTGGTGCGGATACAGAGGCTGCACGGCTGACAAAGCGTCGGGGGCTCCGCGCCTACTCCTCGCGTCCAGAGGTTCCATAATGCGACCACTCTGGGAAGCCACGCGCGACCAGCATCACGCCTGCGAGGAGCACCCCGTGGGCGCTGCCATGGCGTCCGGCAAGCCTCCTATGGACTGGTACAGTGACTGGCTCCATGCGATCCACCATATTCACCACAAGATTGACCCAACGCTTCCTGCGGTCCTGCACCGCGCCGGGCGACTGGAAGACGACATCACCGCAGTGGGGCTCATAAGCACACCTGTGCCAGCTGCGTACGCATATACCAAGTCTCTTGACACCGACAACAAGCTTGCCGGTGCTGCGTACGTTCTGACCGGTGCGCACCTGATGGGTGGTGAGATTATGCGACGTCGCCTTGAAGGTTACCCTACTGCCCACCTAGAGTGGGACGACCGCAAATCGGCGCTTGAAGGCCTAAGAGCATACCGTGTCCGTAGTGAATTGGCTGCTGAGGCCCGCGGCTGTTTTACCGCGCTCCTCTGCATTATGGACGAGATAAGGGACCGTACCGATGGACGTACTTAACACCATCCTGCAGTGGATTGTAGCTCCCATAGCGGGTGCCGTCTGGATGCTGCACAACAAAACGCAGGCCAACACGACAGACATTGCTGTCATCAAGGCGCAAACTGCTGCAACCAAGGAAGCCTCTGACCGTGAGTTTAAAGAGGTAAAGGAGAGCTTCAAGGCGGTCTTGGAAAAACTCGACAACATCGAGCAGCACTTGAGGACGTAATGTGGACCCAGCTTCCGTAACCCTCGCGATAGGCGCAGCCAGTAAAGCGTTCTCGATGCTCAAGCATGGGTTTGAGGTTGGGCGCGATATTGAGTCTATGCACGGTGACATCCAAAAGTGGATGGGAGCGTCTACGCAAATCTCAGCGATTGAGAAGGCTACAAAAAACCCAAGCCTTATTTCTCGCCTGCGCACTGGGGCTGGCAACATTGAGGCGATGGCTACACAGGCGGTGCTGGCGCGCAAGCAGATTGAGGCGCAGCGCTACGAGCTGAAAGTGTGGGTGTCAATGACCTACGGCATAGGGACGTGGGAGGAAATTCTGCACACTGAAGGCCAGCTGCGCAAGCAGCGACAGGCAGCGATAGCAGCACAACATGCGTTCCTCGTAAAAGTGTTCCTTGGCGTGAGCCTTTTTGTTATACTCATCACAGGCGGTGGGCTGCTATACTTCTTCACCCTATTTTTGAAGGGCTTACAACAATGAAAAACCTGACAGCAATACTCGGAGCAGTAGCCCCGACCCTCGCAACCGCGATAGGCGGCCCTCTAGGCGGCATGGCGCTTAGGCTGGTGGCTGACAAACTAGGACTTCCTGAATCGACCTTGGAAGCGGTGGATGCAGCGGTGGCAAACGCTACCCCGGCTCAGCTGGCTGAGATCAAAAAAGTCGAGGCGGACTTCAAGGTCAGCATGAAACAGCTGGACGTGGACTTGGTGAAGATTGCCGCGGCAGACCGTGATAGCGCGCGCCGCCGACATGCTAGTGTCAAAGATATGACACCCACCGTCCTCGCCGTTGGAACGCTAATCGCGTTCTTTGGGTACGTCGGGGCGGTGACGTTCATCGACCACGGTGCCGATCTTGGCCTTATCAACGTCGCCGTAGGCTGGCTGGGTGGTAGCGCATCCGCTGTCATCTCGTTCTACTTCGGCGCTAGCAATACCCCGGAGAAAAACACATGAACTTCAGACTTTCAGCGCGCAGCGTGAGCAACCTACAGGGCGTAGACGAGCAGCTCGTGGCAACTGTGGAGCTGGCGATCCTGACCACAAAGATTGATTTTGGCGTGATCTGCGGTGTCCGCACAATAGAAGAGCAGCGCGTGTTGGTCGACAAAGGCGCGAGCCAGACCATGCGCTCCAAGCACCTAGATGGCAAGGCTGTTGACCTGATGGCCTATATTGGCAGCCGGGGGTCGTGGGAACTGAACCTCTATGACGACATCGCTGACGCCATGAAGGAGGCCGCTGTAGAGACGGGCGCTGTCCTGCGCTGGGGTGCCGCGTGGCATATACCAGACATCCGCAAATGGAGCGGCACAATGGAGCAAGCCATGAACGCCTATGTGGATTTGCGCCGCAGTCAGGGGAGGCGCCCATTCATAGACGGCCCTCACTTCGAGATACTGTAACCCAAACCCACAAGGGGACACACCAATGATGGCCAAAAATAAAAAGCCAATGAGCTACAAAAAGGGTGGTATGGTATTCAAACCGTGCCCCGGATGCCCGAACCCAACCAAGTGCAAGGCTATGGGTAAGTGCATGAAGAAGGCGGGTGCGAAGAAGTGACCGCCCTAAAGATCATCAACTTTCTTGGCGTCGTACCAAAGAACTCCGCGGAGTTATTGCCAGATACTGCTGCGCAAGTAGCTGAGAACTGCAAGCTCTACTCTGGTGATCTTATACCCTACCCGCTACCAGTCATCACCGCGAACACAGGGCGTACGGGAGAAACCCGTACGCTTTACGCGTTGCGCGACCCAGACACAGACGAACCCGTGTGGTTGTCGTGGCCCAACGACGTGGACATTGTCACGCCTGCGGCAGACGAGATCAACGAGCAGCGGTTCTACTACGCAGGTGACGGCGTGCCGAAGGTTAGCACCTACGACCTTGCCACTACGGGCGTAGCGCCGTACCCCACGGGGTTTTACGAGTTAGGGCTGCCGCTCCCAACAGCGACACCTACTGCAACTTCGACGCCGTTTACACCAGCGGCATCGGCGAGCTTCGCGCGCGACGCTAGTAACAACGTGACGCTGGTCACAGCATCACCGCACAATCTCAAGACTGGTGCGTTCGCCACGATCTCTGGGTTTGCGTTCCGCACCGGTACCTACAGCCAAGCAGGTAGCACGGTCACAGTAACAATCACCGGGCATGGCCTGACAACGGGCGCGCAAGTGTTTGTAGAGTTTACCAGTGGCGGCGCGCTGCCCGGCTCGTACAACGTCACGGTTGTTAGCGCGAACACCTTCACCACTGCTGCACCTGACTCCGCTACCCGGTCGGGCGACGCGCGGTGGGACATCCGCGACCTAAACATTACGGCTGACATCACAGTCGCAGACGCGACAACGATTACATACCGCGCGGCTGGCCCCGCTGTCACAACGACAGCCAACACAGCTGGCAAAGTCGATCTCGGCGGCGCGGTGCTTGCGCGCAACTACGCCTACACATGGTTCACCCCATGGCAGGAGGAGTCCGTGGGTTCCATCCCGTCCGAGCCGCTGTTCATAAAAGAAGGGCAGATCACCACTGTTGCGGGGCTGCCGACTGCGCCCCCAGCGGGCACGTTCGTCCGTGGTATTAGACTGTACCGGTCCCTCGCAGGGGCAAATGGTACAAGCGAGTTCTTCCGACTAGCTACCCTGTGGTTCCCCAACCCGCTGGCGCGCGCGTCGCGCACAGCAAATGTGTCTCGCGTACGGCTGGCGTCTCCACACAACTTGTTGGAAGGTGACCGGGTCAAGATCAGCGGCGCGGCCCCAGCGAGCTTTAACATAACTGGCGGTGTCGTCACGGCGCTCGTCGACCAGTACACGTTCGAGTACGCGCAGACAGCGGCTGATGCCGCAGATAATGCAGCCACTGGCACGCTCTATTACGACAGCGCGGAGCGCGCGGCGGACCCGGCTCGGTACTGGGGCGGCGGCGGCGTATACACCTTTACCGACAACTTCAGCTTCCGCAGCCTGCTGAACATCCTGTCAACAGATAACTACAACGCACCGCCCGAAGACCTGCAAGGTCTGGCCGTCCTCAAGAACAACATTCTTGTGGGGTTTGCGGGTAACGACCTGTACTTCTCCGAGCCTGACAAGTTCCACGCGTGGCCGGTGGAATACAAGCGCTCGCTGGAACATAACATCGTCAAGATCGTCCCAATCGCTGGGGACCTACTCGTACTGACAGACAGCTACCCCTATTACGTATCTGGTAGCGACCCACGGACGTTGTCGATTGACAAGGTGGACGCCCGATACCCATGCGTAAGCCGGCGCAGCGTCGCGTTGACCGCCGGTGGCGTTGTGTTCTCATCGCACGACGGGCTGATTACCATGGGGCCTATGGCCGGCCCGCAAGTCTTCTCTGCAAAAGTACACAGCAGCGATACATGGAACGCAGCACTCGACCCAGAAACCGTGGTGGGTGCTAACTACAAAGAGGTGTACTTCGCAGCGCACAGCGCGGGCTCTTTCGTTTACGAAGTGCTGGAGCGTGGCGCGTCTTTTGTAAACAGCGACTACACGTTCTCTGCTACGTGGTACGATCCACTGACAAATATCCTATACTACACCAGCGGTGAGAACGGCGATATGTACCGTTGGGATGATCCGACGCAGCCCACAGCTACATTGGAGTGGAAGTCCAAGGCTTTTATCACTCCGCTGTACACCAACGTAGGCGCGGCGCGCGTTGTAGCCGACTACACCGGTGCGGTCTTCTCGTCTGTTTGGGACACTGCAGGTATCAACTGGGAAGCGGCAGAGGAGAACTGGGACCAAGACGACCCGCTGACGTTTAGCCTCTACGTTGACAAGCAGCTGGAGTTCACAACGACATTGGACAGCAGTGATACATTCCGCCTCCCTACTGGCTATAAGTCTGATACGTTTGAGTTTGGCGTGTCGGGTACGATCCGCGTGCGGTCGATCCACGTAGCTGAGACACCTTCAGCGTTGGTGCGTGTCTGATGCCCCGGTTCACAGCAGTACCAGCGCTACCCCCGGCTGGGCTTGAGCCAGCTCAGTACCGGCTGCTGGCGGCCATGAAAGAAAACGTTGAACTTTTAACCGGTACGCGCGGCGAACTTGACGGTGCCAGCCAAGCTATTACACGCGACGCGGTGTCAATACCCGCGGCGGCCGCCCAGTTTACTAGCTTGTCAGCACGGGGTAGCGGATATACTATAAATGGTGTACAGTTAGTAAGCCTTTCCGACTACCAGAACTTGTTGCGCGACGTGCAGAACTTGGCTGCGGATGTAAACACCTTGCGAACCGCGCTGAACGCGCTGCTACAGCAACTCGGGAGATAGCGATGCAGAATATGAACCGCCCAACGGTGCCCGCCCCACAGTCCACAACTTCGCTGGACCTGCCGCCTGCGCTGGCGCGACTACTTGCAGCACCAATGTTGCAGGCAATGCCTATGCCACAGCAGGCTCCGCAGCAGATACCGATGAATAATATGGGCACCGCGCCCGCGCCTAGCTATCAGCTAGGTGGTATGGTCGGCCCCGGCGGTATGCCAGTCCGCCCCCAGACAGCAATGCCTCCCGGTGCGGGTATGCCCCAGCCCGGTATGCCCGGGCAACAGCCCGGTCTGCAACAGCCCGGCGGCATGAGCACCACAGAGGACCCACAGATTTTAGAGGCGCAAGTCCAAGAACTCATTCGTCGTGACCCGCAGCAGGTGCAGGAAATCCAAGTGGAGATTCAACAGGGGCTACAGTCCGGTGAATTAACGCCAGAAAGTATTCAGATGATTGGCCAGCTCGCAGTCGTCGGGCTGCAGAACCCCAAGATGTACCCCCAGATCAGGCAGTCGCTGCTGCAAGGTGGGTTCTTGGACGAGGAAGACCTACCGCTTGATTACAACCAAGGCGTAATGCTCCTGCTGTACCTGATTGGTAAGGTCGGTGAGCAAGTCATCTCGGGCGGCGGCCAGTCGATGATGTCAATGGAGAAAGGCGGCCCACTGCCAACTAACAGCCCTAAGCCAGATGGGTCCATTCCAATTAACGCCCACGAGGGCGAGTACGTTATCCCAGCGGATGTGGTGCGCGCGAAGGGTACTGAGTTCTTCGACAAGCTGCTCCAGCAGTACAAGCAAGAAGGGGCAGCGAAATGAAAAAGTTATTTAAGAAGATGCTACGCATCGCCGCGGCCGTAGCTGTAGTCGTGTTCGCACCTGCTATAGCCGCAAGCATTGCCGCGGCGGTCCCAGCTCTTGCACCAATTATGACCGGTGCGTTTGGCACGCCACTTGTTGGCGCTGCGATTGGAGGGGCGACGTCCGCTGCCACTGGTGGGACATTCACGGAAGGCGCGCTCATCGGCGGTGCCCTCGGCTACGCTAGCCCCATGTTAGGTGCCGGCACTCCCGGTGGATTCCTCGGGAGTGGGTACGGTGCGTCAGCGGCTACCGCTGCAGCACCCGGCGTAGCGACAGCAGCACCCGGCCTAGCGACAGCAGCACCCGGCCTAGCGACAGCAGCACCCGGCGTAGCAGCACCCAGCACTTTCCTCGGTACAGTAGGTAAGATTGCTTCTACTGGGGCGACGGTATTAACTGCGCTGTCTGCTGTGCAGCAGGCGCGCCTCGCAGCCTCGGTCGCTGATGGGTCAACTGAGGGCCTAACCACCGAGGAGGTTGCACTACGTACGCGGTTCCAAGGGGAACTCGAAGAACTGTCAACGACCAACCGCGCGCAGTATAACCAACTCGTTTCACAGGGCCGCGACCTCATCGCCCGTGGTACAGCCAACCCTGAACTGGCTTATGGCCAAGCCTCTGCTGCGACGCAGCGTGCAGGGCTCGACCTGAGCCGAGCGGCTGCGCCGGGTATGGCCTCTGAACTGCAACGCCGTACTGCTATTGACGCCGCGCGCTCCGGCGGCGGTGCTGCTGTGCAGGAACAGATGCGCGCTGACGGCGCGCAGGCATCAGGCATCTCCGCCCTGAACGGGTTAGGGACAGCACCGCAGGGTGCTGCTGCAGGGCTCATGATGCAGGCAGACGCCGACCGCCAGCGTCGTGATGAGGACGAAGCCGAGCGGCTGCGCCGTATGGGGCAGAGCGGAGCCGCGCTCACGTCAGCCGCGGACTCATTGAAAGACCTATTCCCAGTTGCCACGCCTGCGGCCGGCATTAGCTAAGGAGACCATGCTGTGGTAGTGACGAGAGAAGGGTACCTGATACCCACGTACGGCCCCACTAATATATCACCGTCGGCTGGTGCAGAAGCAGGTATGGCTGCTGTCCGCGCGGTACAAACTCAGCGCGAGCAAACGCTTAACTCGCGCCAAAGTCGTGCGTCTGTCGACCAGCAGATGCGCCGACTAGACGAAGCCGATGGTGTGGCTGCAGCCGAACGGGACAGAGTTAAAACCACGCGAGATAAAGAGGAAGCCGAGTTCCTAAAGTTCTTTAAGGGCACCGCACCCCCACCATTTAAAGCCGGGGTGCAACCCGAGCAATTTGGAGCCGTGGGCGCAGGCCTGACATATGGACCCGCCGTGCCTGCCATGCAACCCGGGCAGTTTGGAGCCAGCGCAGGCCTGTCATTTGGGCCCGCCGTTCCCGCCGTGCAGCCCGGGGCCGTGGGCGCAGGCCTGTCATTTGGGCCCACCGTGCCCGCACTGGATGCCACACCGCGCGTGGGCCTGTCACTTGGGTCCGACGTACCACCGGGGGCCCCCGGCGGACAACCACTACCGTTTGGTGCAGATGTTTCAGCACGCCTTCCGGATACCCCCTTGGCCGTACGGCTTGCCCCAGTTTGGGCGCAGCTGGAGCAGCAAAATAACCTGCCACAGGGTTATCTGCGCCGACTTGCCGAGGTCGAGAGCAGCTTGGACCCCGCAGCTCGCAACAAGGACAGTACTGCTGAAGGTCTGTTTCAGTTTCTGCGCGACACTGCCCGAGACTACAACGTACAGAACCCAAGCGACCCGATGGACGCTACGCAAGGGGCGGTGCGGTACACCGTGAACTCCCTGCGGGTGCTTCCGAAGGGTTTAGGGCGGCAGCCTACGCCCGGCGAATTGTATCTGGCCCACCAGCAAGGGGCCGCTGGCGCAGTCGATCTGCTTCGTAACCCCAATCAATTAGCGTCCGCGGTTGTGGGCGAGGCTGCAATCCGACTCAATGGTGGCGACCCGGCGACTATGACTGCGGGCGAGTTCGCCGCGATCTGGATCAATAAGTTCGAAGGAGGGTCTAGCTCGCGGCGGAACGTGCCGCCGGGATCAAACGCTGCACCTCCGCCCCCCGCGGGGCTGACTGAGCCTGCTGCGCCCTCGATTACCGAGGTAGACCCCGAAGCCACGGCGTTCCAACAAGACATACAAGGCTTGCTTCGGCAAGGCGACATTGCTGGCGCGCTCAACCGCATAGAGACGGGTTTGGCGATAGGCGAGTACGGCCTCATGGGTAGCCCCGTCGGCCGCGCGGTGGGGTACTTTAAGGACGCTCCAGACGAAGCGGCCCGCAGAACCCAAGTACAGCAGGCGTTGCAGTGGTTCCAAGATAGCAAGAACGCGTCCTATATGCGCGACAACCCTGCGCTAATAGCTCAAGCCGCGGCCGACCCACTTGC